GCCGCCCTGCGGAACCCAAGCACGGCAACAGCAACTCCGTCGTCTCGGTAGGCAATGACTTTGCTCTTGATGGCTCGCCGAAGGTTGCCGGTCGGGCCAACCGGCGTGATCTGCTTGAGTGCTTCCTCCGCAGGCTTGATCGCTTTTTCAAGCGCAGCCTTCAAAACAACCGCGGCACGCTGGCGGCCAAACACTTGCCCAATGTCTTTCTGAAGTTGCTGCAAGCCGGCAAGCTCGGCTGAGATTTCGATTTTGCCCAGTGCCATCAGTCCACCCGCTCCGTGCAGAGGGCTTCGTGCTCGCTGCGATTGTTGTGTTCCAGCAGCGAGCTCATCTCCAGCACCCGCCCGCGCCACAGGAACCGCATCGTCGCCTTGAGCCCCGGCACATAACGCAGCCGCACGCGGTGCGTGATCTCGGTTTGCTGCTGCCCTTGAAGCAAAAACTCCCGGCTCGATAGCCCGTCCACGCTCGCCCACCGCTCCGCGAACGTCGTCCACGATTGCACGACCTCGCCCATCGCGTTCCGAGTCTCGGTCGCCTGCTGAATCGTCACGCGTTCCCGCAGGCGGCCGGGGTCAATCATGAGCCGTACAGCACGAGGGTGTAGTTCGCCGTGCCGGCGGTGCCGACCACGTTGATCGAGAACGACACCGTTTCCAGTGCCTCGGAAACCGCGATCTGCCCCGAGCGGGAATAGATCGTCCAGTCGTCGATGCCGCAGCCGCCAGACCCGTCGCACGCGACCAGATTGGCACCGTCCGCCTGGAACGCCACCCGCGACACGCTGGCAAACGACACGACCGAGCCGGCCGCGTTGCGGTACGTCGTCGGGGCCACCGCCACCGTGCTGACCGCGGTGCCACAGGTGCCGGTGACGACGGCGACTTTTCCGAAGTCATATTCGGTGGCGTGCTGCAGCGTGATCGTCTTGAGCGACTTCGCTCCATCCGCGACCGTGGAATCCGTGAACAGCACGTCGATGCCGAAGCGGCCTTTGACGCTCATCGGTACGCCCCCCATTTCGCAGAATCGAGGAGCGACTTCACGCCGAACGGAATCTCACTCAGGCTCGCTTGGTCGGCCGCCATCCGGCGTTCGTACCACATGCCCACGAGCCAGAGGATCGCGTTCTTGATCCGTTGAGGCACGCTCGTGCCGTCGCTACCCCGACCGCCCCACCAAGTCACGGCGACGGCGTTGTAATCGAGAAGGTGCGACGGCCACGAGTCGTTGTAGAGAGTGCGAAGCACGCCAGGCACCGCGTCGCGGTCAACCCGGTACTTCGCCGTGGAGAGCGTGGCGGTGCTCTGGTTCTCCAGCGTGTAGGTCACGCTCACCGCCGTGGTCGTGCCCGCGGTCGCCATCGGCGGGCGGGGAAGCTCGATCTCCACCGGGAACGAATCGAGCGTCATGCGGTACTGCGTGTGCACGAACGTCTCGTCGCAGTACGCTTCGCACCACTCACGGGCCGCCGTGATGAGGGCCGAAATGTAGGCGTCGTCGGTGTCCGTATCGACGCGACAGTGCGTCTTCGCTTCGGCCAGCGTGACCGGCTCAACCGCCGGCTGGGTCAGGGTCTTGAGGCTGCGGTATCGCACGCGGTGGGCGTCCTCGTTTTCTCGGCGTCACGTCGGCACGCTCGCCGGCCGGCTCCATCGCCGCCGTCTCGATAATCAAGTCGTGCTGCGGCTCCCGTACGGCGATGCCGTCGCGGATGAGCCGCTGTGCTGTCTCGTCCTCGCAATCGACAATCCGCCCGACCGTGTAGGTCGAGTAGTTCCGCACAAGTTTGATTTTCACGATTTGGGCACGCTCCACGCAGTTTTCGGCTTACCGTTCGCCGTGTAGTCGCCGACGTATTGAAACACGGGCTTTTGAAGATCCGGCCCCGGCCAGACCGAGACGTACTCGCCGTGGCCGATGGTCACGCGCGGCGTGATGTAGACGCGGTTGCCGGCTTTGCGGAACTGCTTCCAGAACCAGATATCAGCGTCGCACCGCCCGTCGCCGTACTCGCCGGCTGCGTTCGGGTGGTCTTGAAACCACGGTTTCGGCGTCCGCTTGAGTGCCTTGGTCGAGATAAGGGTGCAGCCAAAGTGAGCGGAGTCCACTTCCTGCACCGGCTCGGCAAACCACGACATCGGCAGTTCGGTAGACCCGCCGCCCGGCGGATTGTCGAGGGTGCCGGGCAACGTGAACATCGGGCGGCCGTCCTCGCGTTTGACTTGCAGCGGAGCGAGGGCGTCGCACTGAAACGCCATCGCGATCGCCACGAGTTCGCTCACCTCACGCTGCCCCCAAAACGAATCGTAGTCGGTCGTGAGGATGAACTCGGTGGAATCGACGAACTGCTCCATGCACCGCTGGAGCACTTGACCCCACAGCGCCCCTTGCCCGAGCGTCGGGCGGATGCCGAGCGGCATGAGCGCCTGAGCCCAGCCAAACAGATTCGCGAGCGGGCCGAATCGTGGGCCGCTCATGACGCACTCGATCCGCACCTCGACATCGGTGTTGCCGACTTTGACCAGCATGAGCGCTCCAAAAACAGAGATGGCGGGCACGGCTCATGCCGCACCCGCCATTCACTGTGTCGAGGCTGTCAAGCCGATCAGCCGCTGTACTTCGAGAGCACGCCCTTCGCGGCGGCCGACTCGGGGCCGACCTCGCCCTTGCCGAGCCGAGCCACGATCGTGGTCGCAAGGCTGGTCGCGGGCGTGGCGTCTACCTTGAGGTAGCGACCCTTGCCGCGGCAGTCCACGTCGAGACGCACGACGCTCGGCTGAGCCGTCACGGCCACGCTCGCAGCGGGAACCGCCACGGTGTAGACCGAGGCACCCGCCGTGTTCGTGTCGCCCTGCGTCAGGGTCAGCACGTTGAGGATGCTCGCCGAGGTGTTCGCCGGGGTCGCCGAGACCGCCACGACCACATCGACCGACGCGTAGTCGTAGCCGAGGGTGTCGATGGTCAGCGTCGCAGTGCCGGCGGCACTCGTCACCGTGGTGCCCACGACCGTCTTGGTTGCTTCGAGATGGTTCACGAGTCAGATTCTCCTAGAGGGTCAGGGGGGTCAGGCGGCGAACTTGAGAGCCACGATCGGGCCGGCCTTGCTCGTGTCGCCCAGGTCATGAGCGACCATCGCAACGCGAGCCGTGGCGAAGGTCAGAAGCTGGTCGAACTCGATGAACCGGCTCGCGTCGGTCTTCACGCTGATCTCACGCCGCGTGCCCATCGTGCACGCCTGCGAGAGGTCGCCGAAGAGGCACGCGATCTTGGTCGCCGTGCCCGACAGAGCCGACTCAAGGGGATGGGTCAGCACCACCGGGAAGCCGAGGAACTGGAGCCCGGCACCACCGGCCACGTCGGCACCGTTGTTGCCACCGGCCGCCATGAGCAGCCGCAGCATCGAGGAGCCGTAGCCCGCCGGCGAAATGTAAAACTTCGCATTGCGGCGTGCGTACAGGGGCAGCTTCGCGACCAGATTGGTGAAGTCGAGAAGATCGAGCCCGCCGAACGTGTTGTTCCCCGTGTCGGCCGTCACGACGCTCGCGGAGTGCGTGCCGTCGTTGATGGCGACCGCGACACCCGTGGTGCCGTGGTAGGTGCCACCGCTGCCGGTGCCGATGAAGCCGGCGTTATCGAAGGCTTCGGCATACGCCTGGGCCACCTCGACCGCCATCGCATCGGCGAGGTCGATGACCGAATCCTCGACCAGCGACATCGGCACGCGGTTGTCCACGCCCCAGAGCTTCGCGACGAGTTGCACGTTGTCGAACGTGACGTTGCTCGTCTCGGGAGCCGCGTTCTCGCCGATCGGGCGAGCGGTCAGACCGCCGGTGCGACGGGCGATGAGCAGCGTGTCGCTGTTCATGCCGACGTTGCGGGCGTTCGCGGGATAGGCACCGAACTCCTCGACGAGCCGGATGATCTCGCTGGAGAGTTCATCGTTGGTCAGCACACCGCCGAGCGAGTTGATCCCGCCGGCCTGGGCGCGGCTCTGGACGCCGTGATCGGCACACCACCGACGGGCCTCCTCGTCACCGAGAAGACCGGCACGGATCGCCATGCCGGCACGGTAGGCACGCTCCTCGCAGCGGAAGCCGCGGAGGGGGCGGTGAGCCTTGGGAACGGCGAACACTGGGGTCTTGCGACTCTCCACGGCGGGGGTCTCCTCGACGGTGGCTTCGATCTTCTTGGCGGGGGCGGAACGCTCCAGCACGCTGCGGAGTTCCAGTTCCTTCGCCTGCACGCGCTGCATGAACTCGATCCGCTCGCGGAGCTTGTCGGCCTTCGCCTCAAGCGACCGCAGCGAAGCCTCCTGCTCCTCGGTCATGGGCTCCGCGGGAGCCTCGCCCTCGGGCGCGTCCTCGGTCATCGCCTCCATCTCGGCAACGACGGCGGCCAGTTCTTCGAGCAGTGCCT